GTTGATCTTTTACTTTTTGTATTTCTGGAGTGCAGTTGATAAGTTTTGTATTACCGTTTTTGTTGTTTTGTTGGATAACTTTATTCATAAGCTTTGTAGTTTTTGCCCAGCCTTCTTTTCTCATGTTGTGAATCTCTCTTACAACATCAATATCAATGTCTACACCAACAAAGTTCCTGATTACTCCTTCATCAGTTCTGTAACCTTTGCAGATAAGTTGACCATCAATATCGTATTTGCCGTTAGCAGCAGAGCAGTAACATATCAAAGCTAAATCCTGACCAGAGAAACGCTTTCCTGAATCGTCCATGTCGTAGTCGGGCAAATGTTGGTTTATTAGTCCATCAGAATTGTGGATTATTCCAGAATCATTACAAGCAAAACATTCGTAATGTGGAGCTTTGAATGTGACCTCCCTGTCGATAGGTCGCCTTTTATAGTTTTTCATGGGGTGCTAAAAGGGTGTATTTAGTTTGGGTTTTTTCAATGTAGTGGGTTTTTTAGATACTGTCAATAGATATTGTTCAAATTGACCATTTTTGAGATAACGGAAACAATCAGGAAATAATGGTGTGAAGTTGTCATTGTTTAATTGTTTTGTTCTTGCCCTTATATCGGCCTGTAAGCAGTCAAGTATCTTTTCCTTTGTCTTTTTACTTAACTTGGCAAATTCGGCTTTTGCAAGCTTCTTGGATTGCGATACAACACGCATTGAAGTAGGTATCTTTCTGTAAGCTTCCCAGAATGGTTCAAAAAATTTATCTACAGGTTTTTTCTGACTTAAAGTTTTATAGTTATTTGTTTTAGTTAACTTTGTTTTAGTTAGGGTCGCTGACAACGACTGGGGGGGTAGCTGAGACATACTGGGGGGGTAGTTCTCAACGACTGGGGTAGTATGTATTAACGACCCCGCATGAATACTGGTATCTGGTACAGGGAGGGCTTTGCATTGACTCCAGATATTCACTCTGTAGCAGTTTGTCTTTTGGCCATACTCATCAACTCTATACTGCTTTTGTAGCAATCCAAGCTCCTCAAGTTCAGCAACAGTCTTGATTACTTTATCTCTGCACATTTTTGCGTCTTTAGCGATTTTTGGATAACTGGGCCAAATGTTTGGATAATAACTTTGCAAAACCCATAAAACAGAAAGCTGATATGGTGTTACTTTGCCTTTTAATGCTGTTGGCAAAGCTATAAATGGGGTATTCTCTGGGATAAAGCTCATTTTCTATGGAATATATTATTTCTGTGAGAGGCATGGAATCTGCTCCACAGGGAAGCAAAAAACACGTTGGCAATGGAATAATGATTGAGACAAGTAAGCGTCTGAAGTCATGGCGTAAACAGGTGAATTTGAGGGCTAAGTTGATTGTGACCGATATAATACAAGAACCAGTTGAGATAGAGGTGGTGTTCTGGTTCAAAAGGCCGCTTAAGCACTATCTCCCAAATGGCATGGTACGTCAACAGGCTCCTGTGTATATCACTAACAAAAACAAAGGTGATCTGGACAAACATTGCAGAGCATTACTGGATAGTCTAACTAAATCCGCATTTGCTGACGATAGCCAAGTGGTATCTTTACACGCTGTCAAAAAGTACTGTGAAACAGAATCTGAAACTGGTGCGACCATAAAAATAAGAACAATCAATGAAAAGAATTTCATGGGTAGCTTGTCCTAAATGTAAGGATTATACAGATCAAAAAGTAAGAAGATCAGACCGCAACTCGAAACACGTTATTGTAAGACGTAGAGAATGTTATGAGTGTGGTCATATCTGGCATACAATCCAACAACCAGAAATAACTGTTGAAGATATAAAAGCAAAATATACATTGTGTGAGTAGTCGGGTGATGGATAAGCACTTCGCTTGCTCCCCTGCCTTCCCTATGCTTTGCAAATAGGTATTGTATGGCTTTCAGACTTACTTGGCTAAGTCATCAGGCTACCCGACTTTCATAGTTCATTTAATGCGTGTTCGAGGGAATAAACAACTCTGGAAATAATACCAGCATCTAAATGCTCTCTTGCAACTCCAGATCCTTTTGTTGATGGGTTCTTTTTCAAAAACTGTCTGAGCCTATGGGCATCTTCAGCTTTTATGTTGAGAAAGATGTTCATGTATCGTTTTAGGTAGCGAAGCATGGGCAATCTCTTACATTTAGATATTAACTCCTAAAACAATGGATCATCACATTCTGGAATATTTGCGGTATAAATAATATCATCACAATTTTTGATCTCAAGATGTAGCAAAGCAATTTTTTCTACTGCTGCATAAACCTCTGGCTTTGTTCTAGGCTCACAAAGATAATCAATATATCTTTCTGCCTCTTGCTCCAAAAAAGCTTTTTTAAATTGATATTCAAGTTTGTCTTGAGTCATTTAGCCTCTTTTGTCCCAAAAACTTTGGCTAGGGAACTAAACCCTGTGTCTGAATACATTGTATAGACTTGACCATCTGGGTAAATACCAAGAGTGATATATTTCCAATTAAAAATACAATTAAAATAGCAATCAAATTCCACACCTTTAAGATCTATTGCCTCTTGCTTGATCTTGATTGCCAGTAATTCTGCAACGCTATAATCTGGGCTTAGTGATTTGAATTGAGTTTCCATTGTTTTGGGGTGATAGGTGAATAAAGACCCCACCACTTAAGGTGGGGCTGATAGTTGTTAGAAGTTGTAATCGTAAAATGCTCTCCAGCCTCTGCCTAGTGTTGTTGGATTAGAGCAATGATCTCCACATTGACACCATTGGCCATTTTCTCTTAAACCAAATTTAGTGATTCCACCTTCTGTGTTTCTGGTGATGTCATACTTTAATGATCTTTGATTTGTACAATGACCAGCAAAACCTCCAGCGATAATATTAGGTTTTGATTCTTTATTTAGTTTGTAGTTATCGTTTTGAACCCAAACAAATTTTTTGGTTCTTTTGATAACTGTGCAAGGGTGAATGTCTGAGTAGTAAAGAATGTGAGCTTTGTCACCGATTTGAGGATCTAATCCTAGAGTTACGTTTCCGTTTGTCATTTGAATAATTTGCGAAGTGAATAAAAAAAGAGGGAGGGAATTATTTTCCCTGATACCCTCTGGCTCTCATGATTTGATAAGGAGCTTTGTTTTCGTTGTAATTTGCAACCCACTCTTCAAGAGTAAAGTTTTTACAGATGAAGTTAATCCATTGTTTGTAAGGCTTGCGGCCATACTTGAATCTAGCGATAAAGATGTCTTGTGGCTGACCAACTCTTGTTGGGTGGCAGTTTGGATAATCTTCTTCGTAGTTTCTTGTTAACCCTTGCTTACCTTGATAAGTAAGATACAGGCCGTCCCAGTTGAATAAGTCTTTTTGGAAAGCTGTTTGAGTTGTTGTTGTCATTTGAATCCTTTGCGAAGTTTGAATAATCAGCCGATCTCTCGACCTCATGTACTTAATATATATGTATTAAATATATATGTCAAGCTTTTACCTCTAATTACCTCTATATGTTTTGAATCTGTAACAATATCTCATAGGTATTGACAGGTAAACAAAGGTAATATAATATTAATGTATGGCCGAGAGGTCGTTCTTCGTTGAGGTTTTTATGAAAAACACAAAAACAGTTTGGGCAATGAACGCAAAAGGCTTTGAGCATTGCGGTAATTGTTTTCTAGCAAAAGTACTTGATGACAGCACAATGCACAGACCAGCTAGAGAAGGCTTTGTCTGGTTGCAGCAAGTATCAACACCTAAAGCACCAGTAGTCGGTGATGCTTGGGTTGCTGAGTGGCAGATCAAACCTGATTGCTACTTAACAGATCAGTATGTGTTGGGGTTATAAAAATGACCTCTACACCTAAGACACAAGCTGACAAAGATCAGCACAAGAGAGACAGATTCAAGGCTCTATTTGTTCAAAGAGTCAATGCTTTAGTTATGAGACATAAGCAACTCTTGAACCTTGCTAATCAGAGCAACTACAAGTTCACAGAAGATGAAGCAAAACAAGCAGTCAGACTTTATGAACTAATGCTTGATGGAGCAAAAGAAAAATTCACAGATGTTGAATCTTATCCACTAATCAAAATTCAATTCGATCAAACGGAGCTTGACTAATGCAAAACTTTTTCCTTTTACTTGCTGGCATGGGGTTGTTTTATACAACCCTTACTGGAACTTTATATGACATGACAGTTGCAGATTGTAATGCTGGTATTGAACTCGCTTGTAAGGAGCTACAACAATGAAACTTATTAAAGACCCTAAGTATGGAAACACTATAAACAGCGAAATGTTTGGCTGTACCTTTTTCCTTATTTCTTCTTACAGTCAAAAATATAAGATGACGGAATATGGTTTATATTCTGCCCCTACTTTTACTAACGGAAAAGTTGATTGGGATAGGCAAGTATCTATTACTGAGTGGGATACAGATGGCTTTGTTCAGGAGCAACATAAAGAAATTGTTGATTGCTGGCAAGCACTTATGAAAGAGGTTATCTAATGACTTTTGAAATGACACGCATAAAGCAAAGGCTTGCTGATCTAGAAAAAGGTTATAAAGAACTTTCTTTCTGGCATGACCAATGGAAAAAACTTCACTTACATGAAAATGAAGCTCATGTAAAAAACGGAATACTTCAAAAAGAAGTTCACGAAACTATGAAGATGATGACTCAATCAATCTTAGAACTTGCTTCAAGAGTAGAAAAATTAGAACAAAAAAATACTGGTAAAGACCACCCCTGATCTCTACCAGTACTCCACCCATTTGTCCTAACACCAGAGGACACCATTACTATAACAAAATGGAATCTTTAAACAACACCACACCGCACATAACGTCAGTTGATATTGACGAACAAGTGTATAGATCAGACCCAGCTTTTGCAGCATCTGATTTGAAATATGCTATAGATCATGGCTTACAGGCTTTTCATACTTACAAGTTTGGCAAAAACAATCCTCCCAGAATTGCAACTACAGCAATGAAGTTTGGATCAATGTGTCACAAGTACTGCTTAGAACCTCAACTCTTTTCTGACTCTTATGCTTTGCTAGATGATAAAAGAACAAAAGCTGGTAAAGCAGTTGCACTTTCTTTGCAAGAAAAAGGCATTGAAACTTTTACAACTCCAGAAATGGATACCCTATCTGGTATTTATAAGGCTCTTTGTAATAACGAATTTGCCAACAAATATATTATTTCAGATACCTTGAGAGATACCAGAGGATTGGCCGAACAATCTTACTGGTGGAAGCATAGGCAAACAGGCTTGCAATGCAAATGCCGTTGTGACTATGTGATTGATGATATGGTCATTGATCTAAAAACAACAGGTGAGGGTGGGGCTGCGCCTGATGTGTTTACTAGAACTATTGCTTCATTCAAGTATCATTTACAGGCTGCTCACTATTTACAAGGGACAGGCCAAAAAAGATTTATTTTTGTGGCTGTTGAAAAAGTATTCCCATATAGCGTGGGAATCTATGAACTTTCACCTCATTTTATTGAGCGTGGATATGAACTTCAAGAACAAACACTGTCTGACATTAAAGCCGCTCAAGAGTCAGGCATCTGGGCTGGATATACCGATCAAGCTCCAGAAGGCATTAAAACACTTACACCCCCTAAATGGTTATGACATTTACTAAAGAACAAACAGAACTTCTCAATCAACCCATTGATCCTAAAGTTGTTGCCTTCAGACAGCAAGGCAATATGCAACTTGCTTACTTAGAAAGCTGGTATGTAATCAATGAAGCCAACCGCATCTTTGGATTTGATGGCTGGCAGTCTGAGACAGTACAGCTTGACTGTGTGCAAAGTGATGACTTCTGTGTAACTTACATTGCAAAAGTCAGAGTGACTATTGGTGATGTAATCAGAGAGGGAGTTGGTGCTGGTCATGGTAAAGGCAAAAGCGTCAATGTTGGAGACAAGCATGAATCAGCAGTAAAAGAGGCTGAATCAGATGCAAGAAAGCGGGCTTTTATGCAGTTTGGTTCTCAGTTTGGTTTATCTCTTTATGACCGCACTAAAGCATGGAAGAATCCTAAAAAAGACAGAACTCCAGTTTCTACCCAAAACCTTACAGTTGTTGCCAAAGATGCAATTCTTAAAGCTGACACCAGAGAAAGACTTGATAAATGTGCTGAGTCTTTAGAGGTGCGTTATGCTAGCAGACAAATACCGCAAAACGATTACAACGACCTTTGCGATCTAATCAAAACTAGAAAAGAGGTGATTACAACATGACAGTAGCTGAGAGCCAGTTTTTCACAACAGAGCAACTAGCCTCAAGATATGGCAAAACTCCTCAAACAATCAGAAAGTGGAGATACAAAGGCTATGGCCCTGAGTTCTACGAACTTTCTAAACTTGAAGCCATTTTCGGAGATCCCAGAGTACGTTATGAACTACATAAGGTGCTTGCTTGGGAAGAAGCAAACGGCATTACACCTATTGAACCTTTTTAATTACTATGGCTAACACCGCATTTAACGCAAAACTAAGAATCGTTGACAATAACAGCGATAGAGAAAACGCACCAGAAAGAAATGTTATTATGGATTTTTCTTGTGAAGAAGCAGAAAAAGCAGCAAACTGGTTTAAACAAGCTGCTGAAACTGCAAGAATGGAAGGCACAACAATTCGTGTCTATAAAAGCAAGTCAGATTATGATGAAATTGCTGGCTTTTCGCTTTGGGGTGGCCTCTGGGGTAACTCAGGCAAGATTGCACCTATGAACCCTAAACCAGCCTCTGAGAGGATTGTAAACGTCAAAGCAAACCAGCGTGAACTTCCAGAAGATTTACCTTTTTAATCATGTACTTAGTAACTTTTCCAAACAATCCTTATGTAGGTCAGATTTTTTATCACCCAGAATCTGAAAGAACTTATGAGTTTTGTGAAACAACAAGAACGGATCACGAAACTGGAAAGGTCATTGAGTCTGCAACATGGTTTGATATTACAGAAAAAGATTTAGTTCCCTGACTTTTTGTTAAACAAAACGTATCTAATGCGATCCCAAAGGGTCGCTTTTTTCTTGCTTAATCGTTTTTCTAGTTTATAAATATATGCCTGTTGTGTAGCTATAAGATCAAGTGAAGTGCTTACAAAATGGGCTTGCTTTGCATTTGTCTGTAATAGCTTTATTGAATAAGGCTTTAGCAGTTCAATATCTTTTAAGTTCTGTATGAACTGTATAGACTTTTGCACTTCAAACTCACCTTCAAGGCTGTAGGTAGATGTTAAAGCCTTGATAATATCTTTCATTTGACTGGAAACAATTTTTCCTCAATCATTTTGACTATGGCATCATCAACGTCATTATCTGATTTTGCTGCCAAATCTTTCAAAAGCGATAAACAAGCTTTGCGTAGAGATTCACTTCTACCAAATTTAATAATCAAATTAACAAGAAATTTAGACATAACTTTGTGATTTCTTTTCCAAACATACCAAAAATTACTGGATCTTGCCTTCTAACCTACTAACCGCTTGTGATAACTTGTTCAATCTGTTGTATATATCAATAATTGTTTTTTCTCTGCGGTTACTCATATTAGATAAAGTCATAGCCAAAGCTGTAACTGCTGCTCCTATTAATGCTGCTTGTACCTCTGTCATTGCTTTAATCTATAATTATGCCTATTATTGCTAATAAAACGAGATTATGGCAGAAGAAATTAAAAAAGGCCCAATAAAAAAGTTAAAAGAAACTATTGAGGACAAAGAAGAACAGTTAGCTTTTATTTCAGTAATAGTCAGATTAGTTGTAGTTGGGTGGAGTGGATTTATTGTATCCCTTAACTACATAACAATTCCCAACTATAGTAACGAACCAAAAGATATCACGTTTCCTGCCAGCTTGCTGACGGGGGCGCTAGCCAGTTTCGGGCTTGAGGGTGCTAAGAAGAGAGGTGATGGAACATTTAAGCCAGAAGATAAACCATTAAACAAGAAAGAAGTTGAAGCGTTACTAGCGTCACAGTCAGGAGGCTATCAAACAATTAGAATAGAAACGCCTATTAAAATTTTAGGTGCTGAAGTTGTAAACAAAAAGGAGGACAAAAAATGAAAAAATTAATCCCAATATTACTTTTGGCTTTTAGTCCTGCTTCATACGCAGACATAACTCAAAAATTTACAACATCTGCACAGATTACTGTAGATATGCCATACAGCGTTACAAATAAGCTTGGAACGACTTATTCAATATCTGGTAATAATATTACTCCTTCTGTGACTTCTGGTGGCAGTACTACGGCTGGTCAAATTGGTGGATTAAACTTGGGAAGTTTAACTGATGGTGTACCTGCTTTAATACAAACTGATAAGAGTGTGACCACTAGCGGATCTGCATTTTCTCTAACAGAAGCTATAAATATTGGTGATAGTACTCCTTCTGCGATCACTCCATCATCAGGCATAGCATCATTACCTCATCTGTCGGGACAAACAACCATAGGTTCTGGAGGAACTCTCGGATCTGGAAGCATGACGAGTTTAAGTAGTGGGGTCACCACCTGTTCAGGTGCATTTGGATCAGGTTCTAGCTGCGTTGCGTCAACTACAGTAACCATAACCATAGATTGAAAAAACTTTGGCTGCTATTAATAATATTATTTCCTGTAAAAACCCTTGCAAACCCAGTCATACCAACGTTCCGCACAGGATCTTCAAGTACAAATTCTACATCTCAAAGTGTAGTTACCGAGAGCATAACCAGTTATCAATACCGCACAGGATATTCTCTGAGCGTATCAGGCACAAATATAGAGAGTGCAGATGTTAATGGCT